CAAGTATGTGCGCACATTTATGTTCGTGCGGGATCTCTGAATGATCAGTGTCGATGATATTACTCTCTGGATGAGCGAAGTCAACCGTAAATAAATACGCTCCAGAATGCCACTTCTTATCTTTACCAATATATTTTCCTGATTGTCCGTCTAGAATGTCCCAAGAAGTAACAGCAGGATAGTAACTAAAAGAGTTCCATAACTCCAGCTCATCAAGTCTACGCTGAGGAACTTCTTTTGGATTAAAACCTCTTTGAATGAACGCAGATATTGGGAGACGATAGAAGATAGCTCCGTTTTCCATGATTGCGTGAAACAAGATCGGACGACCTGTGATGCACGTAAGACCAAAGATAATACAGTCTTCAACTTCTCCATGATGTTTTTTAAGATCATATAAATACTCCCTTCTTATTTGTGAATACGTTACTGGTATGTTTGCGTTTAAATAAGCCATAAATCATTTTATTTTACCCCAGCTTCTACCTTTTTTACAGTTTACCTTGTTGGGTATGAGCAAAGGAATTGAATTCTCCATAGTTTCTTTTACTACAGCAACTTGTTTATCATCTTTTACCGACACACACAACTCATCATGTATCTGAATATGAGGTACAATACCTTTCTGATAAAGCTGAACCATGGCTTTTTTAGTCATGTCTGCAGCGGATCCTTGTATTAATTTATTTAAAGCCTTGTAAGTAAAAGCAGGCCTATAATATTGCTTGAACTCCTTACAGTGAGGGTCTTTATCCTTTAAAGAACTTCTTAATCTCCATGCTAGATAATGATCTTGTGCCTCTTTGTATTTCATAACTGGAACTGGCACTTCTTCTATCTTTTTCTCTTTTGTTTCCTCGTCTTCTACGTAGTCAACATAAACAAATATACCTTTCTTACCGTCCCATTTTTTATCTTTTGGTTCCCACATATCGAAATGACATAACCTATCTTCTAAAGTAAAAATAAATTTATTTTTTTCTGCATAATCCATTAAACCTTTTGATAATTTTCTAACAAAGGGTACTTCTCTGTGGTATTTCTCAAATAAATCTTCTGCATCTTCAGGATCTAATTCTAAAGATTTTGCTAATCTTCCTTTACCCATGCCATAAAATAAGCCTAAATTGATGGTTTTTGCCTGTTTTCTGGTGATTTTTGCCATATTTGCCACTTTTTCATGGAAGTCAGTTTTAGAATTTGTGGTATACTCTTCGGCAATTTCGTCAACTCCTTGGTAACCATTTTTCATAGCATAGTGCACAACAAGTCTTGGTTCTTGTTGAGAGTAATCAAAAGATCCCCATTCATAACCTTCTTCTGGTAAAAAGAATGATCTGATAATGTCTCCGTATCTTCCTCGTGCAGGTATTTGCTGTAAGTTAGGTTTACTCATTGAAAATCTACCAGTAACAGTTCCACCTTTTTCTGATCGAATCTGATTTATTTCTGCGTGTATTCTTCCGTTATGTACAAACTTTAAGATACCATTTACGAAAACATTTATAATCTTGTCATAGTTTCTTGCTCTTGCGATTGCTCTTAAATATATATTTTTATGAGATTCTAAATAACTTTTTGAAAGTTTAGCTTGTCCAGATTTAGCAGTTGTCTCATAGTCTTTAATGTTTAATTTATCTAATAGAACTTTTATTGAAGCTGCAGCCCATATCTCAATCTCAACTCCAGTTCTTTTCTTAATAAATTTTATTAGTCGTTGTTGTTTTTTCTTTAACTTATCACCTAAATTTTTTGTTCGTTCGACATCAATACGAACTCCTTTAAACCTCATGTCTACTAAACAAGGAAATAAATCCATTTCTAGTTTAAATATATTCTCTAAGTTTTTTGTTTTCGAAGTGCCTTGAACAGGAAATGGTTTTTTTATTATATCTCTAAACAGTTCCCAAAGTTTTAGTGTTAAGTTTACATCTTGTTCTGCGTAATCTTTCACTACAGAATAAGGCAGTAAATCCATGTTCTCCATAGGCTTGTCTGTGAATTCTGCTGCAACTTCTTCTAAATCGTATTTGTATTTTTGCTCATCTAAGTAATCTTTACCTAAAGAATCTAATGAATATCTATATCTATTTTCATCTATAACAGCGGCCGCTATCATTGTGTCCACGATTGGTCCCTGAACCATGAGCCCTGTTTCCTGTCTAATCCAACACACATCGTACATCGCGTTATGAAATACTTTGGTAATGTTTTTATTTTGAAATATTTTTTTATTTAGAACTCTCCAAATAAGACTCGGAGCAATGTTCTCGCTTTTGTTTCTGTGACGAATAGGAAAGTAAAATCTTTTATCTTTATAAGCGATAGCGATACCACAAACAAAACCAACTTTTATAATGGACCCTGATCCAAGAGTCTTTAAGTTTGGATCTTTGGTCTCTAAGTCGACAGCAACTGTATCGACACCAGTTAAATCAAGTTCAGATAACTCTGGCACCATACACATTATTCGTAATCCCTTTTTATTATCATTTCTATAAAATGAATCGCTTTCAATAAATCTTGTTTCTTTCCCTTATCGCGATGTCTAATTATGTACTTGATAGCACATCCCTCCGGGAAAAGCAATTCGTTCTCTACCACGAACTCGCTTGGCTGAATCTTATACTTACGGTAATGAGATCCTGCTATTTGTTTATCGTATGGATTATTTTTCTTCATAGACTATACCCTTTCATCATGTTGCTGCTTTTGATTAAAAATAAACTTTGCTTTGCTCTTGAACACGCAACAAATTTTAATCTTCGTTTTGTGTTTTGATCTTCTTGTCTTGTGATTCTTTGATCCAGAACAACGTTATCAAATTCTAAACCTTTTATTGTGTGTATGTTTCCTATAGCTATTCTTGGCTCACTCAAATCTCTGTCGTTGTCTACAATTGTTTTAATGTAGTTTTTCATTTGAAAACTTGCTGGCTTTGTAATGTCTTGAAAGTTTTTCACTTTAACTACAACAGGTTGCAAGTATCTATTCTTAATAAAGAACTCCATAGACTGATAACCTCTTTCTAATAAGTCCATATTATCCTCTGTATAACTTGGACCTAAATATTCTTGATCTATTTGTTTTAACATTTTCTTTACTGCAGCTAATGATATTTTATCTCCATTAACAAATCTATTGAACTCTCTATGATTCTTTATTTCTGTTTTTGGATATTTAAATGGATAACGTGTGTCACCTAAAAACTTCATAGGTAAACCTTGTTTAAATAAAAAGTCTATAAAGTTCTCTGCTTTTCCTCCTCTATGTGTAAAGATAAAAGACTCATTGCTGACTTTTAATTTTTTAATTAATTTATCTAGGTTAGGAGAGTTACGTAAATTAAGTAAATGGTACAGTTCTCCTTCAACAACAACTCCAGTAGGGTTACCATCTTGATCTAATTCTTCTCTTGGTTTCCATATTCTAGAGTAGTTATAATCCTGCCATATAGGCTGTATGATTTGTCTACAGTATTCGTTCACTACTCTTGGACATCTATACCCCTGTTCTAATTCTATTTCTGGCTGCGCAAATTCTTTGTGAAAAGCGTCAGGGTCTGCTCCAGAAAACTCAAAGATAGATTGATCTGGGTCTCCAGCTTTGTAAAAGTAATCGCAGTTTTTAGAGATCTTTGCTTCGGCTTTTCTTTGTATGATACTTGAGTCTTGAGCTTCATCTACAATCAAAACTTTTATCATCGGGCTTTCTACAATTTCACAATAATCTTCTACCATGTCTGTAAAGTCTAAAACTTTTCCTACTCTGTGATGTTGGTTTGGATCATTTTTGTAATCATTGTACAAGTTTGTTAGTCTTATTAACTCATGCAGCGGGTATTTAAAATCTAATCTACTTTCATAATCTAACGACTGATAGTATTGAGATAAATGTTTTTCTGAACTACCTACATTGTCTCTTGCAAAATTGTAAAATTTAAAGAAAGGATGTCTTTTAAACAAACCTTGGACATATTTAAAGTTTATAGTCTTTGTAAATTTATTGAACAAAGGATCTAATGCAATTAAGTTTGTGTAATCGTTTATTTCAAAAACGTTATCTGGCGGTGTTTTTAGTTCATCTTTACAATACTTGTGAATAGTAGAAACGTTGTCATCTAACTCACGTTTAGCATCCATAACTTTGTAAAATATTTCTACTTTGTTTTTCTTTTGATACTTTTCAATATTTGTTGGATTAAGTATTTGCTCCCTAATATGATCCGCTGCTGCGTTCGTATGAGACATAACCAATATATCTTTTGCTGAATACTTTTGAATACAATCATAAAATATATTTACTAAAAATGTAGTTTTACCTGTACCTGGAGGACCTGCTATTCTAATTTTCTTCATCGTAATTCTCCAGTTTTTTAATTACTTCAGCTTCATCTGTTAACACAAAGTTTTTTGGACTTTCAGAATATGCCCAGGTAGGACAAGACTTTAATATTTTCTTTCCATTTATATCTGTTGTTTGTATTTTTCCGTTTACTTTGCTTGCTTTCAATATTTTCTTTATCCTAAACATTAATTCAGGACCTTTCATTTTTATCTTAGCTGCCTTTAAATACGAATGTAGATCTTCTAGTTTGAAATGCATTTGTTTTTTTGATGGGTCGTAATAACAAACACCGTTTAATACGTTTTTCTTTTCAGCGCTGACTCCTGTCTTTTCAAGAAAGTCATGTATCAAAGCAATAAAGTCATTGTCTATGTGTGCTTCTTCTGGAGCTTCTTCTGTTACTTTCTTTGCTAATCTATCATCCATTATGTTTTTAAAATCTTCAGCTTTCATTCTTTCTAGAGCTCGCGGAGGGAAGTGACCATAGTCTTGTAGCCTAGATATAAATATTCTTTTGTCCATAAGTTCGCTTCCTTTAAATTCTACACGAACATCCTCTAACTTATCTTTTCCTCTTTTTACTTTTACATACATATAATACTTTGGAGGAACACTTGCGTATTCGAATATCTGTCCTAACGTATCTTCTGCTTGTATAATTTCTACTGCTTCTTCTGGTGTTATACCAAATGGGTTTCTTCTACATGCACTAGCATCACAATATTTTTTAATTCCAGGAACTTTACATTTATATTTGTATTCTTGTTTATCTAACGACTCTACAATCTTTACAATTTCTTTTTCTTCTAATTGCGGGTTGATGTGCTCATTATTAAACTCCCGTATTAAAAGACCTAAATCTTTTTTCTTTCCTGCTACTTTAGTAAACTGTTCTGCGGATTTGCTGTAAAACAAAGCGGCTTGAAATGCAAATTCGTTTCTAATTCCGTTTGGAATACATTTTTTATCTTTTATACAGTTTTGTATGCATGGTAATAATTTTGGTTCTTTTACTTTTTTATTTTTTGTTGGCTCCGGTTCTTCTTTTAAAAATACGTCTAAGTTTTCTTGCGCATATTTTTTATGCATGTCGAAAAATTCTTGTAAGGTGGCAGCGTCAAAGTCATCTTTCCATGCGTATCTGTATCCTTCTTCGTGATTAAAATATGGCATGTTTAACCAACTACCAGGACCCCCAGAAAACTGTGTTTGCATTGGATATATTCTATCCATCTTATCTGCAACTCCTAACTGCGCAGCAAATTTTTTTAAAACAAATTGCATTTCTTCTGCAGGAATAAATTTTGTAGTAAATAAAAATAAATGTGCTCCTCCACTTTTTGAACGACACATGATTAGTGGAAGATCTAACTCTCTAACTTTTTTCAATAAAGCTTCGTAATCAAAATCGTAAATATCAACGTCGATAACACCCCACTTACAGGTGCTATCTTCTTTAACAGGCATAATCCCTAGACTACGTCCAATTCCTTTTAAATGGTTTTCCCAAAGATCCTGAGTTACAGGTTCTCTTATGACTGTGGATCTACCTTCTTGTTTACCAGGAAGTTTTGAATCTGATTTTTTAAAGACACCATAGGCCGAGTTTAGTCCTTCAAATATATTTATAAATTCTTCTATCATTATGTAATAAGGGCCGGTTCAGTCTCCCTTGCCGGCCCCGTTATCCTAATTAGGAACTTATAAAATAACTGAGTCTTCTTTAGCCGGAGATTCAGTCTCATGTTTAGCTTGTACTTCGCCTTTGCTCACGCTAGCTGCAAAGTTTTTAGCTATGTCATAAACTGCTTTGTCTTCAACCGGTCCTACAGTCGACACATCCCAACCAAACCAAGTTCCTTTGTCGTTAGACATCTGAACTGTTTTTAGTTTATAAATGTGGCTATATGTTGGCGGTGTGAATAAG